GCAAATCAGGTACAACATACCTTTCAAGCGTAATGTTGCTAAAATCATCGATTTGACCTAATGTTATCCCCTCCGTAGAGATAAACTGATTAAATATATCAGTAACAACTTGTGTAATATTTTTGCCTTCTTCGGCATAATTAACCAATCTTTTAGAAAGTATATTGTTAATGTTTCTGCAATCGAGTGTGTAGATCTTGATGTCGTTTATTGAATTGTAAACTGGAGATTTAGGAGAGCCACAAACACCGACAAAGATTTTATTGTCAGGATCCGCATCATCAAATATTTCTACAACGTCGTAAGCTTTTGGTATCTCCTGATTATCAACTTTTACTTGTATAGTTGTTTTTGTGTTGTTCCCGATATGCTCGGTTATTTTTAACTTTGTAGTAAGTCTATATTCTACACCGTTAATTTCGCATCTAATCATAGTACCTCCTTGAAGAAGAAGCTAAAAATAGCTTCTTTCTTCATCCTCATATTCAATAACTGATCTAGCAATAGTTGAACCATCAAGTTGAAGTATTGCATCAAGTTTAATTGGCTGCATCTGTTTTTGGTTTACGCCAATATCAGTAATCATTGACTTTAAAACATTTACAGGGGCAACAACTTCAGGATTAATTGCAGCGTCAGGGTTGTCTCCAACCATTGCTAAGGTTTCTCCAAAAGCGACGCCACCTTTTGCTAATTTAGGTATCTCGGGAATGTTGAATCCTGCGCCACCAAATCCAGGTACCCATTCAGGTATTTTAATGAGGTTTAACGCTTTGATAAACATGTTGATACCTTCGATTACTGCATTAAATGGTAGTTTAAAAAACTCAACTAAACCATTCCAAATACCTTGGAATATGCTTAACGCACCAGTCCATACGCTTTCCCAAACGTTAATAAATGTTCCTGTTAAGAAATCTATTAAACCGGTTACGCTGTCAACAATCCAATTCATAGAGTTTGAAAACCCTTGCGCTATTGCGTTACCAAGTCTATTCATATCTCTTGAAATCGTTTCCCAATTGCTAGCCAACAATACACCTATCGCAATAACTGCACCAATGGCTATAATTGCAAGTCCGATAGGTCCTAAAAGAAATTGAAACGCTGCGCCCAATGCTGTTGTTGCAGCTGTAGCCGTTCCACTTGTAACTGCCCATATAGCAGCTTGAACACTTGCTACAGCTTGTTGGATATGATAAGCAGTTACTAAAGCTACTATGGTTCCTAAAACAACTACCATAATTTGACCAACGGTGTCAAAGTCTAAAATATGATTAACCATATCGAGCAACCCGTTAACTACCGGTTCTAAAATATCAAAAAACTTAATAGCTATATTTGTAAGTTTATTAAGGGTTTTGTTTAACTTGCTCTGAACAGTTTCGTCAACTTTTTGAAAAGCGTCGTCAACCACACCTGCAACGTCCCCCATAGCCTGTAAGTTATCGCTATAAGTCTTTGAATTTTCGCCACTTAATAATAACGCAGCATTGCCAGCTTCAACAGATCCAAACATATCTTTAAGAGAAATACCGTTTTTGTCAGCAGTTCTAGACATGTCGTTTAATATCTGATCTACCGACACACCTTTTCTAGTTAAAACCTCAAATGATTCGCCAGCAAATTCGGTATTTTGATATGTTTCGGCTAAAGCTTTGCTTGCCTTTGTGCCTTCTTTTGAAATTTCCGATAACAATGATCGTAATTGAGTTGCAGCCTGAGAAGTCGGAACACCTTTTGCGGTAATACTTGCCATTGCTGCGCCAACTTGTTCAAAGCTAAATCCTAAGCTTGCAGCAATAGGGTTAATATTACCCATTACTTTTGAGAGTTCATCAAGTGTTGTTTTACCTTTGTTCTGAGTCTGAATAAGTATGCCTTGAACTCTATCTGTTTCTTCTAGCTTCAATCCATATGCATTAAGAACGCTTGTTGTTGCATCGATTGCACTTGTAACGTCCGTAAATCCAGCCTTGGCAAGTTTTGCGCTTTTTTCCATAAACAACATTGCTTCAGCTGCATCTTCTGTTATAGGAACACCAGCGGACAACGCTTGATACAACCCATCACTTAAAGATTTTGCCGTCACTCCCGTAGCGTCAGAAACATCAAGCATTTTTTCTTTTAAGTTGTCCATGTCAACTTCTGTGTCTCCAAACAGCGTTGAAGCATTTGCTAATGACTGTTCTAAATCACTACCAAATTTTATAGATGCTACACTCATGGCCACAAAGCCAGCAGCAGCTATTTTTGCTGATTTTTTAAATATTTCGTTTGATTTCTTACCAAACTTCTCTAAATCCTTTTCGGATTTTTCAAGAGCATCATCCAACGGTTTTTGATCGCCGTCAATATCAATAATAACGCTGCCGTCAGCGGGTCCCATTGTTGGCATTTAATCACCTCGTTTCTGAGAAAGCTATTAATGAGTTCGCTAATTTTCTTAGTTCATCCTGTTCGTTTTGTTCTTCATCCTCTATTTCTAATCGATATATTAATTTTAACTTTTGCAAATTAACTATTTCTCCTTGGTTGTGCTTATTTGGTACAGGCAAAGGTTTTGTTCTGATATCAATTATTTTTTTGATTATCGTTTTTTCTGACAACCCGCCAAACAAAGCTATAAATTTTTCAAAATGCAACTTGTCTTGAAATTCTATAAGATCAATGCCGTAGTCTTTATAAAAGCTAGAAAAAATATAATTAGCATCTTGAACAAAGCAAAATGACGGTTTTTTATCGCTTGATGATTTCTTTTGCTGTATCTCTTTAAAAATAGCGTCTATAACCCTCGATTTCGTCTCCAAATCAACGTTTTTATAGTTCTTGACCAATATGTCATATGCAATATTAATCTTTTCTAAATCATCAAAATCATCATCTTTAAATAATTCGTAAACCGACAATATTTTGTTGAAGGAAAAATCAACGCTGAAAGTTTTGCTGTTATATTCGATTGAATCAATCATTTTTTCATGAAGAAGCATATTATTTACCCATGTACTTTTTAGCTTTTTTAAGTTTATTCTTTGTAAACTTTTCGATTTCTGGTTGAATTTCATCTTCAACAAAATCCATTAAAAATTCTGCAAAATCAATTTTTTCATCCTGAGTAAAGTCGTTTGCTACTTCTGCTGCTTTTTCTTCTCCTAGAATAAGTATTAGGATCTCAATACATTGTTCGCCCATTTCTTGATACAACTTTTGCGGATCGTCCTTTAATGATTTCAGTTTGCTCGTTAATCTAATTAGTTGATTATGAGACTGGATAAATCTTGATGATACGTTAGAAGGTTTCCACGAATATTCAACAATAGTACCGTCTGATAATTCGATAGAATTTTTAATAGTCTTGTTCTTTTTTACCTTGTAAGCCATTTAATTACCTCTTTCTAAAAAAATATAAGGGTGGTAAAAGCCACCCTTATTCAATTACTATGCGCTTGTAACTACTGCAATACCAAACTTTTTAGCTAACCCAGTAGCAGTTGTTTCAGCAATTAAAATTTGCTGTCCTGTAGTTGCTGTGATTTCATCAGTTCCATTCCATGTAGTCAATGCTGATAAATCTTGATCGATTACAGGTTGTGATACATTAGCAGCGACTTGATACTTGTAAATATTTCCGCCTTCGATGGTTGGATTCACTTTAATTTCTGTGTCACCACTTAAAGAACCCGGCGTTGATGTAACAGCTAAATACTCGATTGTATCGCCGTTTGTGATTGTTGGTCGATCGTTGTAATGTAAAACTACACTAAAGTTAGAAACATCTGTAGAAGCTCCGTCAACGTCCATGATAGTAGCGATAGTAACAGGAACAACAATGGTTGTAACATTACCGTTGTCTTGTGGTACAAGCATTCTCATGTTTGTTTTTCTATCTTCTCCAACTGAATACTTCTTTGAGAGAATGTAGTTTTGCGCCTGATCTTCTAAATCTCTTTTCAATGTCAATGTTGTAACTGGTGCTTGTCCTGTTACTTCTGATTCAGAGTAACCGCTTTTGTCGAAAAATTGAAATTGTTGAACAACTTCATTGAGAGCTTCAGAAACATTTTCCAACCCTTTAACCACTAACCATGTAGGTGTTAAGTTAGGTGTCGAATCAATTTCTAAAGTGATTTGATGTTGAATACGTTTTTTTCCCATTCAATTACCTCCTAGTAATTTAGCAAGCATATTAGCGAGCAACTATAAATTTTCATTCCGTCACTTTGTTGCGTTACAGGAGACGGAGTATTTCCTGTTGTTGCAGTTATCCACTGTATACCCGATTCTTCAGGTGGTTGTGGGTAATCTGTCATTTTAGTAAATTCCCTAATGATTTTTTCAAGATCCAATGAAGCATCTGCGTCATATTTCCTTTTAGATAAGAAAAGCACGCCAATAGGTGTTATTTCCTCTCTATCGAAAAATTCAGAACTCGGAGAGCTTGGCATTGGTCGCATGCTTACGCTTTCTACATTGTCTTTAAGGGGCGAAAAATTAACGTTAGGTAATTCAGGATTATTGTTTATTAATTCCTGAAGAAACTTATAAAAATCATTCATCGTTTAAACCCCTTTCTAATTAATTTATCAAACATAGTTACCCATGTCTTAATTTTAACACTTTTTGCGTATAAAAACCACATCGGCCTAGCATTAGGGTTTACATCCTTGCTGGTTGTTTCTAAATAATATTGCTTTTTAGCGTAAGGAGTAGACCATATAAGTCTACCATTCTTAAAATCTGAGTTAAGCAAACTAGAAGCAATAAGTAAACCCGAATCATGTTTAGCGTAATAATTTGAGTCTTTTAATATTTGTTGACTCAGGATTGATATTGCTTCAGCGTTTGACTTTTTCATTTTCTGCTTTAATCTTCCTGTGTTGAAGTTAACTTTAAAACCCATTACACTAACCCTATTTCGTAATGATGCAACCTTTTACCATCATACAAAGATGATATCTCAACAATAGTATGTTCTTTTCCGTTAAAAACGATAATTTGATCTTTTTCAAATGTTTGATCTTTAGGCAAACTATTTTTAATATCAAAGAACATAATCGATGTGAGCTCTTGTTCATTGTTGTTTGCGGACTTAACAACCTTGTCGCTAGGGTCAATTCTTACCCTTTTTAAAAAAGTCTCGAGTATGGAGGGCGTTTCGAAATCATTGGTTTTTGTCTCTACTTTTAGAGTTGCATCATGAATCAATAGATTTTTACGGATTCCTTTCATTTAGCACCTCCAAGCTATAACAACCTATAGATGAATTCAACAGTCCTGTATGAAGCAACTTTATGTTGATTAACGGGCTGATCGGTACTCCATCCACAGAAAGCATTTTTGAGCCTTTAAAGTTACCTTGCCCGCTTATTGTTTCCGAGTATTTACCAATAGATACGGAACCAGCATTTAAATCGCTTTGTCCATACAGTGCATCGATACCGCCATTTTCAAACAAGGTCTTAACTTGATATATTGTTGATTCTTTTATTTTTGTTTGCAACGTTTCTGTAAATTCGGAGATACCAAACCCGTCGATTTTTCCGTAAGTACAACGATTAACAATGTTACTGGAAATGTCCGACAATACATCGAAATCGCTTTGTGCAATATCATCACCAGGAAATAAAGTTTGGTATTCTACTAATGTAATATAAGACATAGATCACCTCTTAACTTTCAGGGAAAATAAATTCTCTTTCAACAGATATTCCAACAAATGTGTTGTCTGTAGGACCTCGACTAGATGAAACGATATTTATTTCTTCGCCAACTTCCAAAATTAAGTGAGTTCTTCCAGACGGGGATAATTGAGCGTTTACAGAATGATATAGCGCTAACAATACTTTTCCTGTAGACGTTGTAATTCTTGTTATGCCGTTGTTTCCGTCTCCTGATATTAACATTCCTTTTACAATTAATCTTTCATTCGCTGCTGGTTGTATAAATCCATTTAGTGTATTGTCTCCAACAAATTCAACAGATTTTCCATCCTCATTACTTAACACAATTTGACCCATATTAACCTCTTTTCTTATAAAATCTTAGCAATAGTAGCTTCAATAACTTCATCGTCAAAAAGTTTTTCTAACTCTGATTTGATTTCTTTTGCCGTCATTTCTGCAAAATCAAAATCTAAAGCTTCTGCAAGAATCCTAATTTCGTTTGCTTTTAACTCGTAAAGTTTTTTAGGTTCCGACTTAGTTTTTTGTTCTTCAATAACTTCATACCCTTGTGATTTGAATTTTCTATTGTAATCAGCTTCGGAACAAACTCTATTTATTCCCATTCTTTGAATTAACATAAAACCTCCAATAATAAATAAAAGAGCGAATAATAATACTCGCTCTTTAGTTTTCAATTATGCTTTTGTGTGAGTGTAAATACCATCGACTTTGTTTTCAAGAACCCAAAGATCATGATATAAACGCATTTGAAACTTGTAAGCATCTGCGTTTTCGGTAACAGGAGTTCCGCCTTCTCCATCAGGCGTAAATACTCTAACCTTTGAAAGTTTAACAGCTGGAACTACAGCTGACGGATGAACAATCATAAAGTTTAGGTCTTTTCCTGTAACGGCAGTTTTAATATAACCGCCGTTTTCTTGACCGCCTGTTGTTCCGTCATAAAGCGTAATCTCGGAGTAAAAACGAGTTCTTGGAACCTTTACAACTTTCATGTTGTTGTAAAACTCAAACTTAGTATTAATGTCATTACCTGGCATTAATTGTCTGCTAAAGTTATCAGATTGTTGAATCAATCCATAAACCTCATTTGAAACATAAAGGATTCTTCCTTCTTCAGGAACGTTTGCATCATCCATAACGGTTTCTGCATCAATAATAGCCTTATCAACAGTCGAGGATGTTAAGTCTGCTGCAACTGTATTAGCTCCACCAGCTGCCATCTTTGCAAATCGGTAAGCGTCCGTTTCAGGAACAACCTTAGTTCTCATAAAATCGCCACCTAATGCACCAAATGCTACACCAGCAGTTTCTAAATTGTCAGCATTGTCAACTTGAATAGATCGACCTCGGTCTTGTGTAAATGTGTGGGTTTCCCATACCAAGGAAGAAGTACCAGCCACAAAGCCTGTTGCTCTGTCATAGTCAGCTAACGCTTGTGAATCAATCTTAGGGATTTTTACTTCGTTCGCGCTCTGTGCTTCTAAAACTAAACTCATGTTCATGTTTAAATCAGTGGTTTTTAAACCTTGTTTCCAAACTTCATCCAGCAAAGGAATATACTTAGTAATTAATTCAATAGCCATATTTTGCCTTTCTACTTACTAACCGGTGGCAATCCAACTGTCGCTCTATCTTTGTTGATTTGTTCTAAATCAACTTGCGAAGCCGAGTTTTTTCTATTGCCTGTAGTAAGATTTTTGTTGTTTCCGACATTGTCGGTGTTGTCAATAAACCATTTAGCATTCTTTTCATCAGCTTTAAAATCATTGAATGCTTCTTCAAACGTCTTATTTTCATCAACTGATTTGGACAGTTTTTCGGTCAACACGTCCGCCACATCAGGGTCCATGTTGTTTTTAATTGCAAAATTGACGTTTTTAATCAAAGAGTTTTTAGCTTTTAGCTCGGCATTTTCTTTTTCTAAAGCACTTAACGTTTCAAGTTTCTCGTCTTGCTTTTGCTTATCTGTTTTTGATGACTCGTAAGCTTCTGACATTGCCTTAAATTCATCAGAATTCTTGTAATCTTTCAAAGCTTTATCAGCTGCTTTACTTTTCCCACCACCAATTAACTTGTCGAGTTCAGCCTGAGTCATCGTTACTTCTTTTTGAGAAGGATCATCTTTCGAAGGGTCGTTCTTTGGATCTGCTGTTTCAACAGGGTCCGATGGGTCTTTCTCAGAAAATAACTGTAAGTTAGGTGTTACTTTAAACATGTGCTTTTTCATAAAAAATCCTCGCTTTCTACATTCCGTTTATAGTCCGTATGACGTTACCAGTTATAGTCCGTATGACTTGTTATGTATATTTTACACAAAAAAGAAAAAAACCACAAGTTTTCATTGTGGTTTCAAGAAAGAAGTATAGGGGGCATCAAAAGTTTTAGGAGTAAGTACCATGAAAATTTTATCAGTAGCAAGATAAAGAATCAATAACTTTGTTGTTATTATACCATTAATTTTTTTATCTTACAACTGCATTTGCTTTATTGCTTAAACTGACATCAAAACCATGCACAAATAACCTTGTTTGCTGAGTTCTTCCTGTCTCTTTCATGAAGTTTTCTAGTTCAACTCTGCTTTTTTTAAGCTTTATTGATTCGTTTTTAAAACCAACTTGATCATTTGTGTAATCAGACAAAACAACACGCCTTTTGTTCTTTACAACATTGCGTTCTAGCCTTCTTTGGGTTTGTGACTCTTTATAGATAACGTCATTTTCTTCAGCATTGTAATGCTTAAACGTCCTTTCTGATATTCCGGGAACAAACGGATAAAAGAAATGTCTACAATTTGCACCTTGAAGTCCAGCAACGTCGCCATAATTGGTAGCTTCGGTTAAATTTCTGTATTTAGAATTGCTACCAACAAGCATATACACATAACCTTGCCATCGTGCATGGTCGGGTCTTGCTCCAACATGGCTAGAAACCTCAACATGATTGTTTCCGTATTCTCCCATGCGCTCAATTTGCATATCTCCTGTGGTTTTTACCGTTGGCGACACTATCTCTCGTCTAACGGCTGATTCCATAGAATATCGAATAGTTTTACCGCTATCACTTACATAAGTTTGACCAGTTATGCCATAATCAGATAATTGTCTAGTAGCTAATCTAATAGCGCTATTGTAATCTCTGACACCGGTTGAAACTTCGACTTGCACTTTTGAAAGAGTTCTTAAAAATTCTTTGCTAGATGATTCTATTGCTGACGTTCTAATTAAGTTATAAGCATCATCAGCGTTCTTAATTGACGTTTTAAGAATGTTTAAAACCGCGTTTGACTCAGTGTAAGGCGTTGGGTTTGCGCTTAACAATCCTTGCCGAACGGCTTTTAAATACGTTTTCTCGTCATGATCCATGGTTTCAAATCCGATCAATTCGTACATTTCAGCAATGTCTTTTTTGACTTTTTTTTCATATTTCTTTATTACCTTTAACTGATCTGAGTTTAATTTTTTATTTTTCAAAACCATTTCATCATACCACTTAGAAATGTTTGACTCGTTCACATCAATACTGGCATTGAGAAGTTTTGATATATTAATAAGCATGTCCATTTCAATAATGTTAAAATCATCAAATACAACGCTCTGTATACTGTTTAATCTGTTGGTATTAATCATTCATCATCAACCACTTCCATAGTTTGTTCCTGTAGCGTCAGCTTTCTAATATTTATTCTTTTTACTTTTTCAATCGCTTGTTCTTCTGATAACTTGTAAACTCTCATGAAGTATTCTACATGATCGATAATGTTTGAATTTACTTCTAGCAAAGCCGATCTTCTTACGCTTTCTGTATCTTCAAAAATTGAATCGTCAAAATTTATAGTTATCCCTTGTTTTTCATCAAACCCACCAATAAAAAGTAAATTTTTTGTCATTTCGATAAGAACTTGTTCAACGTTTAATTGGTCGCCTTTTACAGTTCTAAATAAAGGGTTTTTGTCGCTGATAACTTCGGTGGCTGTTTTCAACTGACCACCTTCGAATTTGTAATATCCGTTACCAAACCCGCACATAAAACCTAATATGCTTAACTGAGTATTTAAGGCTTTTTCGCATTGGTCTATTCTCATTTCCATGTTTATCTCTTTGATAAAGGTTTCTGAATCGCTTCCTAAATCCATTGATTGATAAACTAAATCGTTAGGATCGAATAAAACTTCCAACGCTCCGTTTGTTGCTTTTCTAGCCATCGTCATTTTGTCATTGACTACAATTCTTTTTTTAGAGAGACTAACTTCATTGTCCATATTGTCAAAAGCGTTATCAACAGCTTCTAACGAACTTATAGAATTTGCAAAAATAGAAATTCCGTAACCTGGCTCGTAAGATACATCCTCATACATATTATTGGCAATGGTCGGCTTGAATATTTGAAAAGGAATCAACCCATCAGGAATCATCACAACATCAGAAACATTTTCGTTGTAAACTTCAGATAATTTCTTACCTTTTTTGTCAAAGGTCAAATCTCTGTTATCGACAATATACCCGACATGTTCAGGGTCTATTCCTAATTCGATTCTAGCTTCCGCTATTTCAGGCGTACTCGCTGCATCGTCGATTAGTATAAAAGCTGAGACGTGATAAATAATGCTATCGTTTTTTTGTTCCGACGAATACAAAACACAATCGGTGATTTGACCATTTATAACTCTTAGCGGAATTATAGAATGAACTGTGTAATACTCAATAACAGGCTTTCCTTTTATTACAAATTCAGCTAACGCACCCGTACCCAACGCACAGGCTTTTTCAAAAGTTTTTTTAGACTCTGTTCTAAATCTATTAAATTTTAGCGTTTTGTCGATGTAGCTTTGAGCGTTCTTATCATCAACTGTTATTTTGACCATTTCGTTAAATGTCAACCCAGCTCGATCTTCGCACATTTTTTTACCCATTCTCAATTGCTTTTTAGTCAAAGAAATTTTCTTTTTACCATTCCAGATGCTATATTTGTGAAAATCTCCTATGCCTTTATACCAAGATTGCCAAACGTCAGTCAAAAGAGAATGTTCTTTTATGTTGCAATTTCCATTAATTCCATAACCTAAATTATTCATATAGGTCCTGTTAATAAAATTGATAATGCTGTCATTTTTCATAGATTCAACCCTTTCTTTTATTTGCCGTAGTTAACCGACAACTCTATTTGTGACATAACGCTTTCGAACGAGTATTCAAAAGCATCAAGTGTATCAATATTGCTGGTGCCATCATCTAAACGTACATCAACCATTTTGGTGTTATCTTCCCAAACAGCACCGCTAAAAGCATCAATAGTAATATCGCAACAATCCAAAATATAAAACCGTCGTTTCCCGAACATCATGTTTTCAAACCTTATGCGCTCGTTAATTTCTCGTTTCATAGAATTGTTAACCTTTATTCCAAAGCCGTTTTTAATTAATGACGATTGCAAACCGTTTTTTAATACTTGTTCGGCGCTATCTGCCCAAACGCCCATTATTTGATACTGCGGGTAAAATGCACTTATTTGTTTAACGAACTTAATAAATTCTAAGTTTAGTTTATCAGGATCCATTTGTTCCGTTTTACGGTAATCTTTTAACGCGTAAATGCGCCTTAAATCACTAGATATAAACGTTGCGTTAAAAGCTTGCCCCGACTTGTTGCCACCAAAGTCAACGCCTATTTGAATAAACCCCTGTTCGCCTTCAGGTAATTTAGGTATTATAAACTCACTCTT